GCAGTTGATCTTTTAAAAAACAAGTTTGGAGTTTCTCAACTTTACAAGCACGACATTAAACAAGATGATGAGATTATCCTTACTGTTTATTGGCATCCTTTAACCATCGCAGAAAGGGAATCAATACAGAAGAAAAGTAGTTCTGAAGATATGAATGATTATGCTTTACAGATGATGATTGAAAAATCAATAGATAAAGATGGTGCGAAATTATTTCAAGATGGAGATAAGGCTTCATTGAGAAGAGAGATTGAAGCTTCTGTTTTAGAAGAAATACAATTAGCTATGGTTAATGCTGGTGCTGATAAGGAG